TTTTTAACGCAAATATATAAAATTATTTTCAAAAAATGGGTTCATTTTTTTTTGCATTTATAAGGACTCGGGACGGATTATTCAGAATATAGACACGCATCATCACATAGAGATTTTTTTTAAACGCAAATATATAAAATTATTTTCAAAAAATGGGTTCATTTTTTTTGCATTTATAAGGACTCGGGACGGATTATTCAGAATATAGACACGCATCCACGTATAGAGATTTTTTTTAAACGCAAATATATAAAATTATTTTCAAAAAATGGGTTCATTTTTTTTTTGTATTTAGAAGGATCCATGTTGGAAGGTATATAGCAAACTATGTTTTCCTCACTATTTATTTTTAAATGATATTAAAAATATATTAATAATATATTCTATATGGATACATTTGATTATGAATTTTATATTTTTCTTTATGAAGATATTCAAAATTTAAATAAAGAACAAGCATTAAAACATTATCTTAATCATGGATTGAATGAAAATAGAATATGTAATAAAAAAATATATGACCATTTTGATTATTATAATTATATAAATATATATGACGATATGAAAGATTTAAATAAAAAAGATGTATTTAAACATTATATTTGTCATGGAATAAATGAAGATAGAATATATAATAAAAATTTTAATTGGAATTTTTATATAAATTTATATGATGATATAAAACATTTAAGAGATCAAAAAAGTGCACTTATGCATCTATTTACCTATGGATTTCAAGAAAAGAGAATATATAATAAAAAAATATATGATTATTTTGATTATAATACATATATATTAACATACGATGATATAAAAGATTTAAATAAAATGGATGCATTAAAACATTATTTAAAATATGGTATTCATGAAAATCGTATTTATAATCAAGAATTATATAATTCATTTGATTATAATTTTTATATATTCTTATATAACGATTTAAATAATATTACGAATAAATCTCAAGCTTTTAATCACTATATTGTATACGGTATAAATGAAAATAGAATTTATAATAAATATGAAAATATTTATTATAAAATAGATAATATTACATTAAGTATATCATATGAAACATTTGATAATCATTTTTACACACATTTTTATGATGATTTAAATATATTAAAAACAAAAAAAGATGCATTTTTACATTGGATAAATAATAAAGATAATGAAGAAAGATATTGTAATGAAATTATTTTTAATAATTTTACAAAATTTGATTCTACATTTTATTTAAAATTATATAATAATATAACAAAAGAAGAAGCGTATAATCATTGGATTCATCTTAAAAATAATAAAAGTATAAATAATATAAATGATATAAATAATACCTTTATTACATTTATTATTCCAACTATTGGAAGAAATACACTTATTAATACAATAAATTCATTAAATAATTTAATAAATCAAGATTGGAAAGCAATAATTATTTTTGACGGTATTAAAAATAATTTTAATATAAATAATGATAAAATAACGATTATTGAAAGCGAAAAGAAAGGAGAGCATAATAAAGCTGGATATGTAAGAAATATTGCATTTGATTATATTACTGATTCTGAATGGATCGGATTTGTAGATGATGATGATATTATATCGAATGATTATATATGTAAATTAAAAGAAGAAATAGATTTAAATAAATCTATTGATGTATGTTTATTTAGAATGGCTTATAAAAATAATAAAATACTTCCAAATAATTATGATAAAAATATATCAAAATGTAGAGTCGGTATTAGTTTTGCAATAAAAAGATATATTTCAAAAAATGTATTATTTAGTAATAATCAATATGAAGATTATTATTATTTAAAAGAATTAGAGTATAAAAATTACAATATAGTTATTTCTCCATATGTTTGTTATTATATTAATACCACAAAATATGAAATTTATGAGAAATTTAATAGAATATATATATGAATTCAAATACAGACCGTTAAAATCGCAAAAATCGCAAATACGAAATTTACAAAAATTTTAAAGGATGGGTCAGATCCTTATACTTAAAATTAAGAATAAATTGTATTTTTTAATAGTATATTTCTTGCTGCTTGATAATCTCTGTCTAGTTCAACTTTACAATAAGGACACCAAAAAATATTACTATTACCAACAAAGTTATTCATAAATCCACAATTACCACAAGTCTTTGTAGTATAATGTTCTTCTACAATAACTACTGTACAACCATATTTATTACCTTGATATTTTATTTTTTCTTGAAATTTATAATGTGAATATATATCTAATAAACGATTATTATGTGAATTTAATTTGCTTTTTAAGTTTTTAGATTTAAATATAGGTAATAACACAACTTCAAAATTTTTTGTTAAAAATGATGAAACTTTCCAATGAAAATCAGAAATAATGTTTTTAACGTTGGTTTTCAGTTTATAACACTTATTTCTTAATTTTGTATTTTTTTTATTAGATTTATCAATTAATGATCTTAATTTATCTATTCTTTTTTCTTTTTTTAAAACTTTTTGTTTTAATTTAATATTTCCTATACTTCCTACAAATCCATCTGGAATATAAAAAGATTGAAAAGTTTTAATACCAGGATCAAGAGATATTATATTAATTTTTTTTTTATTCTCTTCTTTATTCTCTTCTTTATTCTCTTCTTTATTTTCTTCTTTATAATCTTCTTTATTCTCTTCTTTATAATCTTCTTTATTCTCTTCTTTATTCTTAGAAAATAAAATATAGTATTGTTTTTTATTTTTTAATATAACACAGTCAGATGTTGGTACGTAATCATTATATTTTTTATATTTTGATTTAACTATTAATTTTGAATTATTTTTTAATAATGAAGGAAATAAATTAAGATTTTTAATAGCTCTGTAATCAACATAAAATGTTTGAGAATTATCTTTTTTAGATTTAAATTTATGTTTAAAAAATTTTATTTTTTTATTTTGTAATAATTTTAAAGAACTTTTTATAGATGATAAAGCATTTTTAATTGATAATTGTCTTGTATCATAAGGAATATTTCTTAACCATGCATCATTATCTGTATCTAAAATATCTTTATTATTTTTCATAATAAGTGGTCTAATATTTGATAAACTTAATGAAAGTTTTTGATCTAAAGGTTTATTTTGAAATAGATGTATAGTTTTATTATAAAGATATCTATTACATCCAAAAAAATTTTCAAAATATTTTTTTTGAAAAGGTGTAGGATAAAATCTAATTTTTCGTGTGTAAATTGTATTTACGCATTCCATAGAATTTTGATGTATAGTAGGTAATAACTGAAATGAATTCAATCTGTAAATTCTTTTTTTGGTCCTTTATCATCTTTATTTGAGAGAATGGTAAGTTTTGTATTGAATTTTTTACAAATAAAGGTGATGAATTCAAATCCAATTCTTGTAAGTCTGTCATTATGGGCAATGGCAATTTCTTCGACATTTCCAGACAAGACTTGTTCCAAAAGGGAGATAAATCCTTTTCTTTGAAAATTAAATCCTGATCCAATATCTTTAATAACGGTGAATTTAGGAAATTTTTGTTGAATAAATTTAATTTGTCTAGATAAATCTTCTTTTTGTTTAGAGGAAGAAACTCTAGCATAGATAATTTTTTTTCGAATAATTGGATTTGAATTGAAAGGAATGATTTTATATCTATGATGTCCTCCATTGGTAGTAATAAACTCAATTTCTTTAGAAATTGCTTTGAGTCGTAAAGACTCTTTAGAGATTTTATAATATTCTGATGCTTTTTTTGGTGTAACAAACATTTTTGGTTTATCATATTCAGTTATATCGTTATGTCTTTATATATATTTTTTTTTTTATAAATATAATTTGCGATTTTTGCGATTTTACTGATCAGTACATTCTAAATCTTAAGTTTCTATGTACTTTTTTATTATAAAAATCTTTTGTTATTTCTGATATACTATTTTTAAATTTTATATAATCATAATATTTTTCATCATTTAATGTTATACAAGAAAAATCTGATATAAAATTTTCATACATGTCTATATTATTTTCTTTTCTTAATTTTTTTTGTATTTTATGTTGAAATTTAGAATATGTTTTATGTCTTCTATTACATGAATTATATTGAAATATTTTTTTATTTTCATCAACAATTGTACATAAACTTTTTTTTCCTGGATCGAGCCCCAATATAATATATTCTTCGTTTAATTTTTTAATTCAATATATTCATCACCATTGTTAAATATACTTTCTTGATTTTTATTATTTGCTTTTCTTATTTTTTTACTTTTTTTCATTTTATTTTTATCTTCATTAAACATTAATATTCTTTCTAATTTTTCATTCTTTTTTTCTTCATTTAACTCATACTTATCTTTACGATAATTAACAAAATCTAATATAATAGAAACTCCATCTGTCTTAAATTGATAATTAAAAACATTTTTCTTTTCTCTTTTGAAAACTTTTTTATTAAAATTCAATAAAGTCTCAAAAACAGATTTTTGATAAAATTTAGGATTTAACATAATTTCATCTTTACGAATATTGTTAATATATATTATTTTTAATTCTTTTAGTTCTTTTACTTCTTTATTTTCTTCTTTTGATTTATTACTTTTAATTTCATGTTTTTTTTTGTTTTTAATATTATGAATATTAATAATATCTTTTAGATTGTCTTTATTCATATATTTAATTATTTCATATCCAAAAATATCAACTATTCCTGCATGGTCGAAAGTAATAAATTTAGGAACATTATTATTACGTTGAGGAACAATTTGATAAGGTCTTCTATTTAATTTTTCAATTTCTTTATTTATATAAATAGAATAATTAATAATATCATAAGCACTACTTTTAAGATGATAATTAATATTATCATTTAATAATATAGGAACTAAATTATTTCTATTTTCATTTAACCAATCTTTATGAATACCTTCATATTTTTCAGTCTTAGAATTGGAATATAAATCAAGTTTCATTAATCTTAAATCATTTTTAATAGTTCTGTATTTTTCATTTCTAATATTTTTATCTTTTATTTCAGAAATATCATCTTTATAAGAATCTAAAAATAAAATATTAATATATCTATTCAAATAGTCCTTAAAATGATTCATAATATTATTTTGAAAACAAGTATTCATTTCAATAGAAGCATATTGAAGTATAAATGATAAATTAGAATTATCAAATTTATAATCAATATGATTAATAAATGTATTATTATAAAATTCAAAAATATCTTTATATTTATCATTATTATCAAATTTAATTTTATTATTATTAGAAATAGTTTTAAGAATATTATACATAAATTGTCTATCAATTTTAATATTATCATTATATTTTTCAATAATAAATGCTCTTAAGAATTGGTATCCATAAATAATAATTTTATTTGTTCTTAAAACAGTATTTTCAATAATAGGTATAAAATCTTCATAGTTATTCAATATATTTTTTAATGAAGATTTAATAATTTTATGTGTTTGCTTTCCTCTATCTATCGGTTTTATATTTTCCTAAGTATAAATTAAACGAATTATTTTTTATTAAAATATATAATTTAATAAAAATATGAAATATAAAAGTATAAAAAAATATAAATTAAATTGTATTTAATATACATTTAACAACATCTTGATCTAAATATATCATATGACCTGCATTTATAAATAAGTCATAACAAAAATTTTTTATTTTTTTTAATTTATTAATCTCATCAAATAATGCATCATTATTATTAGTTTCAAATTCTTTTTCATATTTATCAGGATATTCAATATTATAAAATCCAAAAACTTTAATAGGAAATTCTTTACCAATAATATTATTTTTAATATAGGTTGCAATAAGAATAACAAAATAATCAATTAAATAATCAGGATTTGTTTTTATGATAATATTAAATTTATTTTCTGTTAAAATTCTAAATTTATGACCCATCATTTTTTCTGTCATCTTAATTCTATGTTTATTATTTTTTAGTGTAAAATAAGGAGGATTATCTAATAATACACAACAATTGCATTTTTTTTATAAAAAATAAACTAAATATTAATGCTAAACATCCTCCAAAACTTTCACCAATAGGTATCCAAATAAAATTTTTAGCATCTAGTATTTGCTTAATTAAATTATAATAAATATCATCAATAAATCCATTTATTGTTAAATATGATAATGGATATTCATTATCTTGTTCAATCAATTTATTTCTATAAATAAATACTTTTCCTTTTTTTTCTAACTTTGATAAAAATATGTTGGTTTAATATTCCATTCATTTATTTTTTGTCCAAATCCTTGAAACAAAATTTATATTATATTTTTTTCTTTCCTTTTCAAATATGCTCTTTTATTATATTCTTTCTTTTTATCAGGTGAAACTACATATTCATAATTTTCAAAATAATTTGTTTTTTTATATATTCTTTGTTTTTTTGTAATAGTTCTTCTTTATGATTTTCATAATATTTTTTATATCTTGTTGGTGCAGTATATTTTTTAAGGTGTTCTTTTAATTCAATAATTTCCTTTTCCAATTCATTTATTTTATTTTTTAATAAAATATTTTCATCCATATTTTAGATTATTCTATAAATAATTGATATAATATATTTTTATATCAATTATTTATAGAAAAAATATGAAACATAAAAGTGAAGATCTTAAAATTCAAGCAGTTAAATATTATATGAAAATAAAAAATTATAAAAATGTATGTAATATTTTTGAATGTTCTGAAAGAAGTCTAAAAAGATGGATAAATAGGTATATTGAAACAAAAAATATTAAAAATATAAAAAGATACGGTTCATATAAAGTTAAAAATATTTATATTGATGAAATTAAAAAAATATTAAAAAATAATCCAGATATATTTATAAAAGAAGTCCATAAAAAATTAAAAGATAAATTTAAAAATTACAATATTAGTGAAAAACATTTATATGATGTAATAAGAGATAATAATATAACAAGAAAAAAAAAACTAATTTTCATTTTCCATTAATCACATATGGAAAACCAAGAAATAGAAAAAAAGAACTAGAATTATTTTTTGATAAAATAAAAAAATATAATATTAATAAAATAATATCTATAGATGAAACATCAATAAAAGGAGGATTATCTCATAATTATTCTTATTGTGATTTAGGTAAAAGATGTATTATAAAAACAAATAATAATTTAATTTTTAAAAAATATACATTAGTAGTAGCAATAAATAATAGAGAAACTATTAATTATAGTATTTATAATAAAGGTGGTATGGATAGCAAAAGATTTGTTGAGTTTTTAGAAACTATATTAATGAATAAAAAAGATCATTTAATAGTATTAGATAACGGAGGAATGCATAAAACGAATGAAGTTAGGAATTTTATAAAATCATCTGGAAATGATTATTTATATATATTA